GTATATGAAATTACCCTCGCTGGTGGTCACAAATACTATGCAACAGAAGAACATAAGTGGCCTGTCTTTATTGATAACGATTGGCAGCGTGTAAAGACAACCGATTTGAAGCCAGGAAACTTTTTGAAGAATACCATTCATAATACTTTATATGATGGGAATGATGGATCATATGATGAAGGATTTTTAATTGGATGGAATCTTGGTGATGGATGGCAGACAACTAGAGATGCTGGATTACAAATTGGATTCATGGTATCAGAAGATGATAGGGTTCATGGAAATATAGATGAGAAAATAACCAATATACTTTCAAACCTTGGGTCATCTTCTGAACTTATGACAAAAAATGAAATAAATGTAAATAGTGCAAACTTACGTTCTATGTTTGTAAAATATGGAGTTCAGCATAAGAAAAATGGTTTGCCAACATCTGTTTGGGATAACGATATATCAGATGATTTTCGCAAGGGTATCATTGATGGATTAATTTCTTCAGATGGATCAGTAACAGTAGATGATGGAAGAATAGCATTTGTTCAATCAAGTGAGAAAATGATTGATGATGTTTCACGCCTGTTGGGATTCTTTGGTATTCAAACGCATAAGCAAGTAAAAATAACTTATGGAAGCAGAGCATTTGGATGGAAAGACACCTATACTGAAAAAGATAAGGAGTTTATTTCATATTCTCTTAGAATTGGTGGTATAGAAAATATTAAACATTTTTCATCAATCTTTACCTTGTCTCGTACTGATAAGCAAGAAAAAATAGAAAAACTTGCTAATCGTATTAGAGTAAAGGGAAGTCCAACAAATGAGACAATTGAAATTGCTTCAGTAATAGAATATGGAACATCCGATGTTTGGGATATTTCTGTCAATGACACAACTCACGCATTTCGTTTAGCACACGCTGTTACTGGAAACTGTGGTGAAATTCTGTTGCGTGCAAATGAATTTTGCAACTTAACTGAGGTAGTTATTGAAGCATCTGATAACGCAGAAGATTTGTTCAATAAAGTTCGCCTTGCTACTATTTTGGGAACATGGCAGTCAACACTTACTAATTTCAAGTATATTCGTAAGTCATGGAAGGATAATTGCGAGGAGGAAAGACTCCTTGGAGTGTCTTTGACAGGAATTTTTGGAAATAAAATTACTGGAACAAATAATGCAAACCTAGCATCTTTTCTTGATGAGATGAGAATATTCTCTGTGAATGTAAATGAAGCAGAGGCCGGAAGAATTGGCATAAATCCATCGGTATCAATTACATGTGTCAAGCCATCTGGTACAGTTTCTCAACTTACTGGAGTTTCAAGCGGCATCCACCCCTGGTATGCACCACACTACCTGCGTTCAGTTCGTGGAGACAATAAAGACCCGCTCACGACATTTCTCAAGGAATGCGGTATTCCAAATGAGCCAGATGTAATGAAACCAGATAGCACTACTGTATTTTATTTTCCAATCAAGGCACCAAAAAATGCGGTAGTGACAAAAGATTTAACTGCCATAGAACATCTTGAAATTTGGAAAACATATCGTGAGCATTGGACTGAACATAACCCATCTGTAACAGTAAACATTCGTGAAGATGAATGGGTACGAGTTGGTGCATGGGTATATGATAACTTTGACAGTATTGGCGGGGTATCTTTTCTTCCTTACTCAGAACATACATATAAGCAGGCTCCATATCAGGAAATAACTGCTGAAGAGTATAATGAGTGGATTAAGAAGATGCCATCAGATATACCGTGGAACATGCTCTCGCTTTATGAATTTGAAGATGGTACAACTGGTTCACAAGAACTTAGTTGCACGTTTGGTCAATGCGATCTGGTTGATATTACTAAATAGTTCTATCATGCTAAAATAGTATGAAGGAGCATACATGCCTCAAAACATCTTTAATTTATATTCCGCTGTTGCATTTGCAGATCAGTCATTAGTAACATGGCCGCTTGATGATGATTTTTCTTTTATATCTTTGATAGGTGCAAGTCCAGTATGGACATTAACTAATGGAGCGTCTGCAAGTATTGCTAACCCACCAAAAGAAAAGCCACAAGAGACTGTGGGTATAGCGGATGTTGGAATATTAACATATGATTTTGCTGCCTCTGCGTCTGTTATGACAATAGAGGCACAATCATTTTCTAATGCTGTTACAGATACAACAAAGCCAACGGTATGTGTCAATTCATTTATTTATACATATAATGCAAATATTTCATCAATAGAAATTGGATTTGAATCAGCATCTGCAACGTATTCATATACTACATACACTGGATTAGCATCAGATGATTGGACAAGAATATCTCATACCGCATCAGTATCAAATTCAACAACAATAAAGCCATACATTAGAATATATTTTTCTGGAGCAAATAGAACGATATCGCTTTATAATTTTTCAGTTGGTCAATGGTCTGAATCAGTAAATCATGGATCGCTTGGTTCTACTCCTACATCGTTCTCATCATTATCTTCATCTGCAACATTTGCACAATCGTGGGGTACAGCATTTTCAGCATCACCATCAATATATAAAACATATGAAATAGATTCATATGGTTTTGTTGATGATGATAATGGATATTACATTGTTGAAGATAATAGAATGCTTGCAGAAAATAGCAACTTGCCAATGGTATACGGATCTGGCAACGTAACAAACATTAATTCATCTCAATATTCTATGCCATCAATGATCTTCCCTGGTAAGGGATTTCTACATGAAAATGGAAGGTATGGATCATTAACAGCAGAGTTCTGGATGAAAATTGCTCCTACTGCTAGTGCAAGTCAAGTAAAGATATTTGGTCCAACTGGTAGTGATGATGGAATATATGTAAATCAAAATTTCATAATATTAAATATTGGTCCATACATAAAGTCTTATTTTGTTGGGAAGTGGTATAGGCCAATGCTTATACATTTTACATACTCTCCAACTCAAGCAACATTAATGATTAATGGGTCAACTGTTATCACACAAAATTTAAATCAAATTAATATAGAATTGCCAAATTCAAATATAGTAAATACTGATTGGATAGCATTTTACTCTCATTCATCAATTAAAAGATTTCAAATTGATTCTGTATCAATCTATCCATATATTATTACGTCAAATATGGCAAAAAGAAAATTAGTTTATGGTCAAGGTGTTGATAACGTTAATGACATTGTTAAAAAATTTGGTGGAAATCCAACATATGTAGATTTTGCATTTGCAAATTATTCAAGGAATATAATATACCCAGATAATTCAGCATGGAATTCAGGAGTATATTCAAATCTTGAACCACAAGATAAATACCTTGGATTTATTGAATATAATTTACCAGAACTTATTTCATATGGAGATACATCTGGTTTTGTAGTTGATAGGCAAATCAGGTCATGGGACGGTATAAAACAAAGAATTTGGAATTATTGGAAATCTTTTACATGGCAAAAACTATCTTTATCAAGAGAGATGGAATTGCTTTATGATAATTATCAAAATCAATCTGAATCAAATGAAAGAATATATTTTAAACTAAAACCAAACTCTGCATATGCAAATATAAATAGTGCAATAGTTTTAAAAGATTCAAACCCACTAAATGATTCAGTAGGAAGCCTCCTTGGTATTTTTTCAATAACTGAAAATGAAATAAAAGAGGGCATGGATACTATTGAAAATGGTGGCCTTAATCAATCAGAAATGATATTAATGCAATTTAGTAATCTTCAAAATAAAATATTTAAAATAGTAATTTCTGATACAGATTTAATAAATAAAACATTTAAAATAAAATACTATATTGAATCACAACAAATAAATACTGAAATTGAAGAAACAATTTCATATTCTTCATCAAATACATATTTTATTGTTGGACTTGAATTATCAAAAGTAAACATATATGCATCAACAACACTTAAAAATTATTTTAAAGATATGAATACCATACAGTTGTCAATTGGTGGAACAAATTCAAATCAATTTACTGGAAGATTTTATCGTTATCATATAAATAATAAATTTTTTACATTAAATGATACAGTAACAAGTTCGGACTTATTTTCAGAATATTTTGATGATAATGGATTTGCTAAAAAATCAACATCATGTGTTATTGCAGGAACTGATGGAATATTTGACTATTTATCAAACTATACAATTTTATTTAAAAAAGCAAACAAATCTATAGTTATGGATATTGGGTCTGCTGGATACTGGCAGGATTCAATTCCGATGTACCAACTTGGATCATATATATCAAAACCAGATGGTCAAACACAATTTGATCTTGACATGATTCAGTTTAATATGAATGCTCCAACTGTATTTGTTAATAATGATAATGCAGATTATTCAAGTGTACTTGATTGCTATGTCACTATTCAAAAATATCAAGATATAGGTGCAATTCCATATTCAACATATACAGATACTCAAGAACTAAATACAAATAAATATTTAGATTTAGAAAATTATTCTAAATCTATATTAGATATAACAAAATTTAGACTAGTTGATGGAACAGTTATATTCCCACCAAAAAATGTTGTTGATTTTAAAAATATGTATATGACATTTCATATTAGAATGCAAACTGAGGGTATAAATATTAATCCAATTCAACTGCAAAATATGTCAATAGCCTCGTTATCGTTTGATAATGAAAACTTATATTCAATAAAAACTTCAAATGGAAATGATATTTATCCATTTAGTAGAGCATCTGTAACATATTCACCTAAAATAAAAAATCCATTTTTAATTTATAAAGATTCTACTCCATATCTTTATCTAACAAGAGATTCTGGAATTCAAGTTCTTCCATACGATGTTGGAATTGAAGGGATAGTAAGGGGAGTTAGCATTCCAATAAATAGTAGCAAAAAAAATGGATTTAATTTATATTCAATGCAATTATGGATGTTATACAATGACTCATATAATTTTTCATCAAGACAAAAATTATTCTCAATATATAACATAACTTATCCATATAATAAAAGAATAACTTTCTACCTTGAACCAGAATATGGAAATAAACGTGCAAAAATTGTCGCCTATGAAAATTTTGCTTCTCAAGAACAATTGTATCCAAATGCAACTATTTATCAAAATGGTATTAAACAAGATGTGTATATTGAATCACTAAAATGGACAACGATAACTATTGAGTTTTCTAATCCAATTGAAATAAACAATGTTACTGCACAACTTGAACTATATCAAGGTGCAGTCTTTAATAATATTGTAATGTATGACAGATCTGTATCAGATAATATTGATAACATCTTTGAATCCTACCTTGGCTTGTCAAATATTGTAATTCAAGATGAAACAGTCTTATCTGTCGATACAGAGTTACTTGAATTTTATAGTGACATTAAGTTTACCAATTTTAGCGGCAGAATGCTCTAATATGGTACAATTATGTACATGGTTGACTCTACTCCTAAACTAACTGTCATAAAAAAGAACAGAAAAGATGGCATTTATGTATGGAAGTTGTCAAATGGTAAAGTAGTAGGCGACGGTAATGGGAATATTATGAATATTCCAGCAGAAGAATTTGATCTTGAAGCAATATCAAAGATTACAAAAGTCGCACATCACTATGGATATTCAGAAGGTAAAGCAGAATTCTGGTCTGGTACAAGAAGAGTCAGTGATGAAGAATATTCAGAACAACTTGATAGAATGAAGGAAGGATATATCCCAAGTGAGACAGACATTGGTGCATTTATGGATGCTGAAAGGGGTATAGCAAGATATGGAAATGGATGATGATTTAGTTGCAAGAATAGATAGACCAGTTATAAAAGATTCATCTTTAGTAGATCCATTTGCAATTGACTCAGAAATTGCAAAAAGTTATAGTGGACTTGATTCAAATTTTAAGCGCAGAATGTCTCGCAAAATGTCTAAGGTATGGACAGGGGCAGAAGATGCTAGATCAAAACAACTTATTCCACTTCAAGATATTACAACTGCATATGGTCTTTTTGACGTAATCATTCCACCATACAATCTTGATGAACTTGCTTCATTCTATGAAACATCATTTGCTAATCATGCTGCCATAAACGCAAAGGCAGCCAACATCGTCGGTCTTGGATATCACTTTGAACTTTCTAATGGAACAAAAGAAAAACTTGAACAGGCTGGTTCAGACGATCAATTAATGAGAGCATATGCAAAGATTGAACGTCAAAAAGACGAGTTAAAAGACTGGCTTGAAGAAAGAAATGATGAAGATACATTTAGTCATGTTCTTGAGAAAATGCTTGTTGATCTAGAATCAACTGGAAACGGGTATATTGAAATTGGAAGAACAGTAACTGGAGAAATTGGGTATGTTGGTCATATTCCAGCAACGACCATTCGTGTAAGAAGAATGCGTGATGGATATGTACAGATAGTAAATCAACAAACGGTATTCTTTAAGAATTTTCAAGATAGAAATGCTAGTAATCCAGTAACAACAGATCCGCGTCCAAACGAACTTATTCATTTTAAGAAATATACTCCAAAGAACAGTTACTATGGTATTCCAGACTCACTAGCGGCATCATTCTCTATTGTTGGAGATCAACTAGCAGCAAGATATAATGTTGACTATTTTGAAAACAAGGCTGTTCCAAGGTACATTGTTACTCTTAAGGGTGGAAAGTTATCCACAGAGTCTGAAGATAAATTGTTTAGATTCCTTCAATCTGGATTAAGAGGACAAAATCATAGAACGTTATTCCTCCCCCTACCTGGAGATAGTCCAGACAATAAGGTAGAGTTTAAGATGGAACCAATTGAAAACGGTATTCAAGATGGATCATTTGAAAGTTATCGCAAATCAAACCGTGAAGATATTCTTATGGCACATCAAATGCCCATATCAAAAGTTGGATCTGTTAATGGTACGTCAATTGCTGCGGCATTAGCATCTGATAGAACATTCAAAGAGCAGGTTGCAAGACCAGCACAAAGAAATATTGAAAAGGTGCTCAACAAAATTATTAAAGAAAAAACAGATATGTTTATTCTTAAATTAGATGAACTTACACTCACAGACGAAAATACACAAAGTCAAATTGATGAGCGGTATTTGAAGATGCAAGTAGTTGTACCAAACGAGGTAAGGCAGCGTCTTGGCATGACACTTAGAGCAGACGGTCAAGATACTGTACAACTTGGACCACAGCAACGAGCGGAAATGCTTGCACAAACGAGGGGTACAAGACAAAGAGATACAGAAAGACAAAACAATGCTTCTGATTCAACAGCAACTGCTACAGGCAGAAACGCTGGAGGAGAAGGAAGAGCAACAACATAACAATTTAATAAAAAATACATATATAATAGGTATGATATGACTAATTTATCTAAGGCTTTTTGGTCCACAGAGGGTAGCAATATATCTTTTTCTATGCCTATCCAAAAAATAGATAAGGAACGTAGAACTATTTCTGGTTGGGCCACACTTGACATGCTTGACAAGCAGGGTGACATTGTAAATGTTGATGCATCTGTAAATGCATTTAATAGATTCCGTGGAAATATTCGTGAACAACATAGTTCACTAGCCGTTGGCAAAATGACTTCATTCAGACAAGACAAATATTTTGATAAAGAAACTAGCGAAGTATACAACGGTATCTATGTTGACGTTTACATTTCAAAGGGCGCAGAAGATACCTGGCACAAGATCAATGAAGGGATTCTTACAGGATTTTCTATTGGTGGAAAAATTATTGATTCAGAGGACGTATATACAAAAGGTGCAGAAGGTCCAACAAGAATCATCAAAGACTATGAACTTAGCGAATTATCAGTTGTAGACAATCCTGCTTGCCCAGCGGCAGAGATTGTTTCTATTCAAAAGTTTTCTTCAAATGATAACGAAATAACTGAAAAGAATTATCTTGAAACAGTATATTGGTGCGAAAAAAGCGACATGATCATCATGAGTGAAAATGCTGACGCTTCTTGTCCAGATTGCAATAGACCAATGGCGGGTATTGGATTTGTAGAAAGTACCGATGTTAACAAATCTGATATAATTCGTAATCTATTTGAAAAGTTTACAAAGAGTTCAGATGAACAATCTGATGAAGAAGCGATTGACGAAATAGCCAAGTCAATTGCAGAAAATAATGAAAAGGAGGGGATTAGCATGGCAGGACGCAGAAAGGCTGTTGCAGTTGAAGAAGAAATTACAAAGTCTGATGAAGTAATTGCTGAAGATGCAGTAATTGAAGATGTAGTAGAAGATGCAACAGATGAAGTCGTTGAAGAGCCTGTTGATGAACCAACAGAAGAGGCAGCAGAGGATGTAGAAAAGTCTGATGCTGAAGATGTTGTAGAAGAGGCTATCGAAAAATCCACAACTCCTACTGAAAACAACGAAGACTTGGCAAAATCTGTAGATGAAGTCAAGGCTTCTTTAGTAGAAATTTTCGGAGATTTAACTGCAACAATTAAATCCCTAAGATCAGAAATTGCTGATCTGAAGAAGTCAGTTACAGCAAATGGTGAGGAAATTAATGTTGTCAAGGGCAATGTTAATGATATCAAGGGAAATATCAGTGAGTTTGGACAGCGTATTGATGAGGTAGAAGCAGATACAGCGGTCCGTAAGTCTGGCGATCTTGGCGGGATCGTACAGGAAATGAAACTAAATAAGTCGATGTGGGGCGGTCGTTTCCTCAGTTCCGCTGACCTATATCGGTAATTAACCAGGAGGTGAAAAAAATGTCAGAAGAGATTCTTGAAAAGGCAGCCGCAACAGGTGCAGTAGTTTCTGGTGGTATTGGTGGAGTCGCCAATCCAGCACTCTACGATCTTGGTGTAGTTGGCAGCACAACTGACGACGGCGGTATTCTCAATCCTGAGCAGTCTCGCCAGTTCATCGAATACATTTGGGAGCAGCAGGTTCTCGCACAGGACGGACGCAGAGTTACAATGCGTTCTAACACAGCAGAACTTGAAAAACTCAATGTTGGTGAGCGTGTTATTCGTGCAGCAAATCAGGCTGATGATACATATACTAATGCAGCAGTTGCTTTCACAAAGGTCGAAATCACAACAAAGAAGATTAGACTTGACTGGGAAGTATCTACTGAAGCACTTGAGGATAACCTTGAGGGTTCAGCATTAGAGGATCATCTTGTTCGTACAATGACTCGTGCATTTGCTAACGATCTTGAAGATCTTGCTATCAATGGTACTGGTGCAGGAACAAACAACTTCTTGAAGATCATGGAGGGATTCTATGCAAAGGAAGCCTCTGGAAATCAGGCAGCAGCCGTAACTTCCAGTGGTTCAGCATTCACTGTTCAGGATCTACAGAATATTGTTCTTGCTATGCCACGGAAGTATCGTGGTTCGCGCTCTGCCATGAAGTTCTATACAGGCAGCCCAGCACTATCAAGCCTTCTTAATCAGTTGGCTCAGACAGGCAACTTTGCTTCTGAAAGAATTGTTGAGAGAATTGTTGATGGAACTGTTCCTCAGATCGTTGGCGCTCCAGTACAGTATCGTGTACTTGGTCT